AAACTGACGCGAGACTATACCAGAGGTATAGAAAGCCTCATTTATCAGCTTTGTGACGGGGTAAGTCATCGACTGCCCTTATAACTGATCTACGTAAGATATAACATTTAAAGTTACGTTTGATGCTGCATCGGTTTTCCAGTCAATGCTAGGTGTAGCATTGCAAGGACAACGAATATCATCAATTTTCAACACACCGGCAGCAGAACCACTCATTAGAGCAGTACCGACAGCCGAAGCCGATCCAGTGGGTCTTATTGCAACAAAATTACCTGCGGCATTAGGCGTCAATCGCACTTCAAAATTTACATCTGTTGCTAGAGCCGGAACAGCAGCACTAATATTCTGTGCAGTGAAGGCAGCAGCAAATCCGACTGCTTTCACCTCGATTGCTGTGTTGTACCACATAGTGCGTGATTGTGTAACGCCTGTTTGTGTAAATCCTAATACTAAAGTATTTGGAGCTGCCGTAGCGTCAGTTCTAATTGTTCCTACACGTCTGAACATATCATAACCAACAGGTAAAGCGGGATTGGTTGCGCTTAAAGATAACAAACATGCTACTGGCACAAATTCGAACCCACCAACATCGCCTGCCGTAGAGCTACCAATAACAAACACATTGTAATAACTATTTGCAGCGAGAACACCAACGTCTAAACCATTTACGCCATTGTTTCTAACGCTAATAGTGGTGTTAGGTGCATTCGCATCTATAACTAGTTCGTTTGGATTTCCAGTCAGTGTTGCATTTGCTTGCGTAATTGTTGGCCTCAAAATAATGTCATTGACATCGGTTGAATCACGAAATGCGCCTGGAGTTACAAGAACATGAGTGGTATCTAAGAAAAGTAGATTGCCACCATTTACAAATAAGTTACCCAAGTTTTTCATTGGGGCTAAGGGTAATCGCAGTGTCATATATTTAATCCTTTCATTAAGGTTGCAAAGAGGGAGCCCGAAGGCCCCCTAGTTCACTACAATGGGAAAATTAACGCCAAGGCGTACTCATCGACCAAAGTCGATCCCCAAATTGCATCATGTATCATGCCCATTTGGTTTTGACCAAACAAAGTACCGTAGTACATACGTAAGGAAACGCCCGTTTCAGGATCGTTTTCATTGGCAGTTGGGAACGGTATTTGATCTGGTAGTCTTGGCATCGCCAAGAACAAGGGATCCCCAGCGGTTATTAACCCAGCGCGATGGCTTGGAAGTACTTTAGCCTGCATGCCTATAGCTACCTGCACATTTAAATTTTGTGCATTTGTTGGCGCAGCTTGTAGGAACGGGAAAATAGGTATAGTTACAACGCCGCCAGCGGTAGCGCCAACATTTGCTAATGCTCTTACCTGCACAGAGTTAGCAGAAACTTCATGGCCTATAAATGTTCTGTAACGAAGATTGGGTTGCCCTGCTACACCATCGCTAAATTGAATTTTATCGTTCAATAGAATTGCATTAGCGTCATTGGCTGTAGCGCCACCAAACGAAATTGTATCAATTGAGTTGTCTGGACCATTTTGCGTGAATCCAGTAACCGTCAATACTGTTGCTGCATTTCCAACGTTTCCTGATACATGAATTGGCAACAAGTTTGATTGATACCAATCGCAGTTTGAGAATTCGCCTAATTCCCATGAATTAGCAATTCTGTTATTGCGATCTAAAGCAAACTGGTTTAAGCCGCTTCCTACGATGTTAGGTACAACCGTATCGCCTAAGTAACCTTTTGCTTTGCCTGTTGCGGAACCGAAGTTACGGAACAATGCAAGAGCGTTAGCTAATTGTGTATAGGTGTTGATTGGGTTTACGCCATCGCCAAAGAATCTAAATGTGTGAGTTACAGCATTTTGAGCAATGTTGGCTTCAATCTTGGCACCAATTTCTTGTGTGGCTGCTTTACCAAATCGTTGCATATAATCTTCAACGTTGAAGATGAATTGCTGAGAGGTGAAAGCATAAGAAGTTGAAACAGCATTTTGACAGCTCAGAGCTTGAACTCTTTGGTCTGCGGGTTGGAAAGCTGCAACTAGAGAACCAACGGTCGTCATTCTTGGAGGTAAATCGAATGTTACCGTGTCACCTAAGTTTCCGATAAGTTGTTCAAAGTTTTTAAATTTAGTATTTGCTGTAGATACAAAACAATTTAAGTTTTGTAAGAAAGCGAGTGATGACATTTGATATGTCTGCACTTGCTGTAGAATATTTGCTGGAACGGCCATAGCTAGTGATTCCTTTCGCTAAGAATTAATCCTGGCGAGGAAACGATAGCTTGGAACTTTGCGCCTAGCCTCTAAGCCAAGGTGCGTTTTTGAAGTCCTTCAGCGACATTTTACCGTTGTCCGCGCCTACCATAGACGGTTTAGGACGTGACAAAGGAGCTGGTGCATTAACGGCAGTTGCTTTGGCTTGTAAATTGGACTCTATTGACTGAGACAGTTTTTGTAGCTGTCTTTTAGCCAGTTTATCTGACTTAGTCGCTAAAGCATCAATTTCCTGAAGCTTTGAAGGATTCTTAGCCAGTTCATACATAATCTCTGGCGTATGTTCCATACCAGCGGCAAGCATGACAGCATTTGGGAATTTATCCGGCTCGAAGTCGCCCATCACTTCGTTAAAGTCATCAAAGAGCTGAGAACCTTTACCCATCTTTAGGTAATATTGCTCAGCGATGCCTCTTAACTCCGCTTCTTGCTGCGCCTTCACTGCCTCATCGCGGTGGTGTGCAAGTTCATCTAAGAACTTGTTGTACACCCTATCCTCAATGGCAGCCACATCAAGTGAACCTCCCCCTGGCTGTCCAGGCTGGGAACGCATCCTTTCTAATTCTGCCTGATGTGCAGCCTCGGCTTCCTGCCGGGCTTTTTCAGCAGCACGAATCTTTTCCCGTTTAACGATGTCATTAACTTGGCTCGCTGTAAGCATCTTTTCAGCGCTTGCAGGTGCCGCAGTATCCATTACTGCATTCTCTACATTGTCTTCCATAACCCACTATTTCCCCGTGACGGTAATCCTCGTGTCGCTGAGCGCGGCCAGATAATCCTTAACTGGCGAAGTTAACCTCGTAACGCAGAGCGCGAAGCAGAGCAAGTCCACTTAATATTAAGGTTAGTAGGGCTTGGAAAAAATGCAAGAAATAACAAAAACTGAGAGGTTCCATTCCTGTGATAGCAGCTATCTTTTATGCCTGTAAGAATGAACTTTACAAAATAAGTTAATTATCTAAAATAGAACGATAGTTTTCACGTAGCACAAAAAAAGAAAAATTGGGCGGGTAAAATCCGAGCGATATTCCAACTTTCATGCAATTTTCGTAGGATTCATACTACGTTTTCATAGAAATCGTGCAATTTCTGCAATTGCAAACGAAATAATTGCAATTGCAATGCAATTTTAAAAACATGTTCTAAAGGCACAGGCGATGGATAGGGGCAATAGTTCAAGTTGTGTATTCCATCTTATTTCTATTGTTTACTTCTTTATAATTTTGTTTAAAATACATCGTGAATGGTTGAGAACTGTTCTAATTAGAGAGAAGCAATGTTAAAAGAGATTGGCTCGGTATATGGATGTTATATCGAGCTAACTCCTCGGGAGTGAACATGAGTGATGAATCGCTATTAATTTATCCAAAACAAGTACAGGAAATTTTAGGTGTTGGACCTACTAAATTCTATGAAATAAATAAGTTGCCTGATTTTCCTAAGGCAGCAATATTAAATGGGAAACGTCCGATGTACAAAAGGAAAGAGATTGAGGAATGGGTAACTAATTTAAAATAAAGACCTATAATTAAACACAAGTTCATTTATAAACTAGTGATTGGTTGTATATCAACACATCTACCAATTTGTTACCAATTTAAGAAAAGTGGTAAAATGTTCTCAGGATAGATAGGAGTAAATACATGAGAATTGATACATTAATTGAATACAAAAAATATCTAGCAGCGGGTTTTACAGAGCAACAGGCAACCCTGCAAGCTGAATCACTGGCACTGGCTGCAGAATTAGATAAAGAAATAGTATTAAGGCCAGAAATGCAGTTAATGCAAGATAAAATGATGGCTCAAATTAATGCAAGATTTATGGTTGTGATTATTATAGGAGGAGCTATTTTTACCACTACAATTATTCCAACGATTCAACATTATATTGATGCTAGAAGATATGATAAGTTAATCCAGACTTTAGAAGCGAATGTAGATAGCTTAAAAAATAAACAAACAGAAGGTTATTGAAAAAATAGATCCCCGATAGTTCAGTTGGAAGAATAAGTGACTGTTAATCACTGGGTCGGCGGTTCGAGCCCGTCTCGGGGAGCCATCTAACCAGTAACAGTCTTACCCTTAGACTTAGGCTTAGCTACTTTCTTTTTCTTAGCATGAAGCATCTTATTGGCCTTAGCATCTATCTTAGCCTTAGCACTTTCAGATAGCTTTCCTGCCTTCTCCATCTGGGAGGCTCTACTTTTCGCGTTTTTTGCATGAGCCGGATTATTTATGGGGTACTTTCTTTCACCAGGCATTCCAAATTCAGACTTAGGCAATTTATTGCGTTGTTTCGTCGTTAGTTTCGCCATTTTCGTGCTCCTCCTTGAGCTCTCGGATTTTTCTTTCGACTGTTAAAAGAAAATCAATAAAACAAGAATCATTTTTAAATTCAAATTCCTTTTGGAATTCACCACTTCTTAAATTGCAATAAAACTTCTCATTTCCTAATCCTATTGAGAATATATTCATTTTAATTTTTGTTTCATCAAAGCTCATTCAAATGGTCTCGCTTGCTCTATATGATGTTTAGCAACGTTTAACGCAGCTTCGACTGCTGTTCTAGCATTCTCGCTATCAAGCTTAGCTTCTTCAATGTCTTGCTTGCTAGCCATATCCTGAATCTTAGCCATGGTTTCCATGTACTTAATATCTGTAAGCTGTTTCTCATTAGCAACCTTAGCAGCTTGAATAGCGTGGTCGCCCTCTGCCTTGCTAGCCGCCTGCTCTACTTTAGCCATCTCAATTTCCTGTAAAGTCTTCATTTGCTCTTCGGCCATCTTTTGCATGGGGTCCCCTTGCTCAGCAGCCTTGGCCTGTGCCTCTTGTTGTTGCTTCATAAATTTGACGGCTTGGGCTTTCATACTCTCAATGCCACGGATATCTAGGTTATCGAGGATTATCTCCAGGCCTTGGGTATTAATGAACTGAGCAAATATTTCGCTTGATTGCATCATACGTATAATTTGGTCTAGGGCCACTTGTTTCTGAACGCCAGAGCTTACACCAGCCTCTACCTTGATCTGTAAGCTATCAGGATTGTAACTTAAATCCAAGCTCGTGGGATCTGTTGGGTGATTGATTATCTGATAGGAGCGTTTTCCATCCGACTTCATTACTGGAAGGCTTCTTGGGGTTACATAATATTTTGGAATTAAGTCTATAATGATCTGCGCTATGCGGTTCAACCCCTTTATATACCCCTTTAAATAGGGGATAGCAGCTGCGTTAGACTGCATAGCACCTTGTTGAATCGCGACCCCTGATATTTGTTTATCACTGATTCCAAGGATGCCATCATAGCTGCCTAGTATTGTTTGGGTGACTCTATCGGTTCCCATGAAGGTGTTTTCAACAATAGGCGGGGTAGGGGTCCTTTGTACTTCTCTTGGCGGTTGTAAGGGAACATCTGGATTATCTTTATAGAAAGCGTTGTAAGCCAATGTCGATGCTTGTTGTACGTTTTTGTACGCATCCTCATAACCTTCTGGGATTGATTCTACAGATACAATAAACTTATGCTGAACCATATTCTCGATTTCAGCGGCGACGGTTTGACCTGAAAAGTTCTTTAATTGTTGTATACCTTTGGCATGATAAACAAAAGGTCGCGTCATTTGTTCTGAGGCACCATTCTCGCTTTGTCTGATGACAACACTATTTCCATCAACGAATACAAGCGGTAAATAGCGATAAGAGGTTACCTCTCGTGTAAGTACCTTGTCTTCACAAACCAAATATCGCTCTATAACTTCGATAACGGTTTCTCTTTCTGAAATAACAATCGGTGCTTGCTCTATGAAACCTTCTTCTTTCCACATTTCCATGAATTCTTCATAGTGTTTCTTTATAATGGTATGGCCATTGGAGAGCTTAACAATGCGCTCTTTCTTTTTCCTTTTAGCAAAGTATTCCGCTAATAAAACAATTTCCTGGTCTTGAGAGATATAGCTCCAATTGAAATTACCCATTTGGCTATTGCGGACGAATCGCATGTTGCGAGTAGAGTCATCGCCAAACTCCTTCTCAAACTCTTCGCGCGTTTTAGGATAAAGCTGGAAACAGTAGCTTCCGTCGCCTTTATGAGAGTCTCTGGCAAGAGGGTCAAAGCCGGTAAGAGTAGGGTCGAATACGCGCTCTACCCGGATGTTCTGCTCAAAAGACATGGAGTTTATATAGTCTGTAAACACATGGACGACTGAGAACCCGCCGGCCAGTAAGTCTGAATAAACGTTATAAGCTAAGGCATCGTTAGAAGCATCGAAGAAGATTTCCCGTAAGTGTCCCTCTATGACCTCCAGGGTATCTAGGAAATCGTCAGTAAGGTCTTCAACTCGTATTCCTTCTGCGGCCCTTGCGGTAATCATAGGCTCTTGTTTAATGAACTCGCCCCGAAGTCGAGATATCATAGCTTCTAGGATGTTAAATTCAACGATAGGTTTTTGTAAGATATTTAATTTTGTTTCATCGTCTGCGCCAAGCGATGTTTTGAATACAAACTTCAGAAACTCATGATAACGATTAAAGTTATTTTCGAAATAATTATGTGAGGCTCGAATGTTGTCTTTAATCTCATCTAATCGTGTAGCATATTTCTTTGCAATTGGCATATCATTTCCTTGATTTTTGCATTGCTAGCATTTTCTGGTTAAAGCTTTGTGCGAGTCCCTTAATAACTTCCTTGGTTTCTTTTTCTTCTTTTTTGTAAGCAGAGGGAGGAAGTGCAAATGTTAAACAGTTAAAAACTAATATACTATTTGCATAATACGCATTATGTTTTTCCAAAGTTAGATTGTATACTTTTGTGTCCTGCACGCTTTCTGTTTGAACAGACTTTGGAACAACATTCCACCTTCCTATATTTGTTTGCAAGAAACTCCTTATTGCAGAAACTGCAGATTTTTGGTTTTGTTTTCTGTCTGGCATAGCATCCTTTCTGCCTGCATTTTTTTGAACACACTTTAGTGTCTTTAAAAGGTGATTTAAAATCTTTTTTGCATATAGCACAATTGATTGTTTTGTGTTTAATATTATTCCAAACATCATTAGCGTGTTGTACATGCCACGCTCTCCCTTTTTCTGAAGAATGCCATTCATTTGCCTTGATTCTTGCGTGGTACAATGACTGTTTTCTTTTTTCGGCGCTTCCCTCGATTGATAACCATTTATCAAAGTGATATTTGGAATGCTTTCCAACCTCCATAAGTTCGAGATTTGAAATATCATTGTTGCGCCAATTATGATCCTTGTGGTGAACAACGAAACCTTTTGGTATATCTCCGAAGTTATCTGACCAAACGCGGCGATGAAGAAGGCGCTCTTTCGCATACCTATCGTACGACTGATAATATCTACCAGATGTTTGAATTCTGAATTTTTCTTCTTTGTAAGTAACGGTCTCAATAATAACCATTTTATATTGTTCCACTTATTATACGATTCGACATTAAATGTTAATTCTAACGCATCAAGAGGACAAACACCAGTTTTCCAATTAAATATTTTGTGTTCTGGTCTACCAATAAGTTTTGATCCATTTGAGAAATCAACGGAGCATAATATGTTTGTTTTTCTTTCCCAAGTTTTCATGATTTTCGTTGATCCAAATGGCGTTATTACTTCATCTCCTACTTTTAGTTGTTCTATGGGCTTTTCTCCGTTAGGAGTTTTAATTAGTGTTCCTGCCACAAAACACAAGGAATCCGATTCATCTGGAGAGCGCACACCGCGCTTCTTCATGTCTTCTTTTTTTTCCATGACTAATCTAGAATTAGAATCGAAGCTATAGCGAATGCCGCAAAGGTCGGCATGCAGGGTATCTGTATCTGGGATTTGAATGGGGATATCTTGTAGCCATTTAGCGCAAAGGTCCCACATCTCGGCCCGCTTGTTGCTATAACGCTTTTCATCTAGGGGTTTAGCGCCTGCATTTACCGCAACGACAATGTCTCGATGGCCAAGTTCATTTAGCCTATCGACCACACCAGCACCTAAGCCTCCGATATCCACGAATACCTTTTCTGGCCGATGCTGCTCAATTAGAGAGTGCACAATCCCTGTCACTTCCATAGTGTCCTTTTTAGTAAAGCTTTGTAGCCCGAAAGCTACTCGTCCTTGCCTAAATATAATAGAGGTCCTATCGTCCCCAAAACGAGCAGGATCAACACCGATAAGTAGAGGTCCATAACGTTCCGCGACTCCTTTTCTCGCTCTCATAACTATAGCAGAGTCTATGAATGTGTTTTCGCCAGTTAGCTGAAATGCCTCATTGGCATTGCAGGGGTATTCCTGCATGAAGGATTTTTCGCCATCCTGGCCGTTTACAGAGAGGTCCACTATCTTGTATCGGCGCCAGGCCAATTGGCCGTCTGTTAGGCCGTAGATTTCTTTTAAATGATGTTCCACGTGTGACAACTGGAACCCTTCTGGGATGGTTCGGGTATATTCTTCTTGCCAGAACCAGGGGACGAATACAGCCATGAAGTCAGATTGATTGGATTCTGCCTTTTGCCACATTTGGTGGAAATAGTTTCCTACTCCATTGGCGGTGGATTCTAGGATAATTTCTGTTCCTTTGACATCGGGGACGGCTTGGAGGATACCTTTGGCGTGCTCTGAGGCATTAGACCAGAAAGCTAGTTCACTTCCATGGAACAGTTG